TTGTGACCCATCTGCTGTATACACAGCGATTGTTACCTCAACTGTGTACAATGACTCATATATTCTCCCAATATTATTTCCGTTATCATCTTTGTTAAATCCTGAAAAATCAGAATTTTCATCAGAGAGATACACCTTTTGCCCAGGGTACACTGAAATAACTGGTAGCTTAATTGCCTCAGTCTCGATATTCGGGATGTGGTCAATAAAACTTGTCTTATCAGGTATCGTATCACTTTGGCTAAGTGAGTAAATAACTGCTTCAATAAGTTCTTGTACTCGTACCATATCAGATAAAGTCAGGGTCTCTTCCCAGGCCGCCAGCATATGGTTTGAAGCCAGCGCCAATAATCGACCGTTTAACTGATGCTCTAATCTCTGGCTGTGCAAATTGCCACCACTTCATTTGAGCAGGACCCATGTAGTTGTATGCATCATTACCTGGATGCATTACACCAGTAGAGAATACTACTCCCTGCTCTGGGTCGTACCATGTACCAAGCGGATACTCCCCATCTTCTGGAGATTTTTGTGGATACTTTGATGAGTCTTCAGGGACAAATGATAGCAGTGTTGCATCATTTGGCGTTATTGGGTGCTCATCTGCACCAGACTGAATCGCAGAAGCGTGTGGTGCTGTTGATGTTACCACAAGCTTTTCTTCAACTCCACGAACAGTAAACGATTCTGAAAGTGGTATTTGTCCTGGTTTATCAGATGGGTCACCAACAAGCCCCATTGACTTTATTGTACTTTCAATATCATCAACGAGGTTTTCGGCTTGATTCTCAACCTCATCTTTCACATTGTCTTCAATAGATGAATCGAGCTTTTGTATCTGACCTTTGACTTTGGCTAATTTAGCCTTCCCTGTAAGCTTTGCCATCAGTAATCGTTGTAGGGATTGTAATCGTCTTCATCAACTGGGTAGTCCTTATACTCGTCACGAGGTGTGGGGTTGCCAGTTGAGTAAACGAAGGGCGATGTGTCACCAGCACTATCCTCTCCGAATAGCCCGCTATCTCTTAGCTTATCGATAAGCTCATTATATCTGTCACAAAATGCTTCCGCAGCATAATCTGACTTGTCGGCCCCAGTTGAAGAAAGGTCTGTCAACGCCACATCATCAGGATGTTCGGCCCCCTTTGCCAATTCACACGTCGCCTTTTGTTTGATGGCGGCCCGAATCATTGTACCAAGATTTGTCATTGCTTGGCCGGGTATGTCCTTCCCCTCGTTCAAGTCGAGTTCAGCCGTCGCTTCTGCAAACTCAAGGGCTGCCTGTTTTTCCATGTTTGAGTAATCATCAGGAATCTGCACAGGTATGTCGTCGAATTGAACGTATTTTGGAGAGTATGACATAATCGTGTGTCCGAATTGTTTAAGAGTGCCGAGCAGTATTGTGGTAGTAGGCTACCGAAGTTTACCCGTCGATTAGGGCCGCCGCCTCGTCAAAGATGACGGTCCACGCCTTACGGGTGAAGGCCTGAATCACATCAGCCTGTCGCTCAGGCTCTTCGTACTCATTGGTCGACATCGGGGTTCGGGTAAGTTCATAGCCGTACCGAGTCGTGTCAATAGCAAATGCCCCGTGACCATTGGGAGCAATATCCTGTGTCGTATCAATGACAACAGGCATTCCGGCAATACGGCCAACCTCACCAGTTCGAACAACCTCGTCACCACTCTCAGTGGCTCGATTGAAGTTCGAGTCTGTCATCAGGTCGGTGTAGCCATCTACATCGACAATGAGCAGGTCAGGAGTGTAATCATCTTCGCGCAGCGCCTTCATTCCCTCAACAATGTCGCTAAAGGAAAGAACACCATTCGCGTCACCAATGGTCTCCCCATCGGTCGTGTCCTGGTTATTGGCGTCAAGCACATCGTATGCCTCTTGGTTGAGACGCTCGGCCATCGCACGAGCAACATCCTCAACCTCTCGCGCCTTCATCTCAATAAGTCCATCAGACATGGCCTCCATCGTAAGAGTAACCTCGCCCATGAACTTGTCGAACTGTACAGTCTGCTCCTCGACCGTGGACTGGTGTCGCGGGGCTTCCTCACCCTCTCCGACAATCTGGGGAGCGCCCATGTCGTCCTGGTCGATGTAGAATGTGTACGAGTTGGATTCAATATTGGAAGCATCAATCTCGCGGAAGGCTCGCCGGTAGACGAGATTCTCCTGCACAACTTCCTCAACCGTCTCGCGCACAAAGTCTTGCGTAATAACGTCGCGTGTAGTAAGTGCCATTTTTATTCCTCCAAAAATTTACCGAAGCAGAACCTCGGCATAGTGAGCGCTCGAACCATCGGGTCGGTCATCCTCGACCGCACCAGTGAGCGCAACTGCCTGAATATCTCCAGAGCCTGCCTCAAGAACGCCAGCCGCTGGGGTAAGTTCGTCACCAGCACTGACACCAGAGTCAACCTCTGCCTTAACGGTGCCACTCGTCTTCACATTGGCGGGCTGGCCTGCCGTAATCGGCGCAGGGTCGCTCGGCCCACCACTGTCACCAGCGCGTGGGTAGTTCGAGAGTACACCAATCGTCACAGCGGTGCTCCCATCTGCCTGAGCAACAACGCCTCCATCGAGCATTACGGCCTGCCCTGGACGAACGGAGCCAGTCACACTCCCACCATCACCGTGCGGGAGTCCAACATAGTCACCGTGACGCCGCGTCTCGTCACCGTAGCCAAGGCCACTGAAATCAGTTTGTTTGCTTGCTTCTGCCATTATTAGTTACCTCCAAGAATCTTGTTCCGAAGCTCTTCCTGCTTCTGGCTAACCTCGTCCGAGAGGCTCTCCTCGCTCTGCGCGCCAGTCGAGGCTTCCTCAAGAGATTCCTCCGAAGGGTCCTGCGACTTGGTGGCAGCATCGCCCGACTCGGCAAGCTCATCGACTTCGCCAATCTGCTCCTCGAACTTCTCTCGAAGCTCCTCAATCGAGAACTTGTCGGCCAGTTCCTCAGCAGTGAAGGCCGGATATTCTTCTGCAAGTTCGTCGGCATACATACCTTTCACCTGCTCTGCCTCTTCCTTAAGCTCCGCAAAGCGACCGGACTCGACTACAATAGCGTCCTCTGCTTCGGCAAGTGCCTCCACATCAGAGCGGTCAACCTCGTCGAGAATATCGGTGCGCTCTCGGAGTGCTTCCAGGGACGAGGACATCTCCTCGAACCGGTCTGCCTTTTCTCGGAGCGACTCGACCTCCCCTGCCTCAACAGCAACGGGCTCGTCGAGTTCCGAAAGCTTCTCCTCAATATTTTCTGTCATGGTAATCACGTTTAATTCAGCAATCGAGTCCAAGTCGCTCTCTTTGGATTTAGAAGCGTCCCAAAGGTCATCGCCGGAGAGAACTCGCACTCCGCCAACAGTATTTTCTCCTGGTGTTGGTCGTCCAGTTGTTGCAGCCATTTCCTCCTCGCCCCAGTCCTTGTCGAACTCTTCTTGGGCAAGGTCGTTCACAACTGCAACAATCTCGTCTTCCATCTCTGCGTTGAGACCGTCTACTGCACTGACACCACGCCCGCCCTTCACTGCTGCGAGCGCATTCAGACTAAGCTCACCCGATGGTTCGACCACCGGAAGCTTGTAATCCCCAAAGTTCTCTGCTGGGAAGCCGGACATTGAAATCATGAAATGGTTGCCAATCGTTTCTTTTGCATCCTCAGGTAGAGCATCGTAGGAGTCATACTCCTCGTCCCACCCGTAGGCTTGCATAATTTCATCAAGTGTGGGGCTCGACCAATCAGCTTCAGTCGTCCCCTCATACGATGGCATCTCCATGTCGTAATCCTGTAGCTCCCCTACATCAGACAGTACGCCCTCATCTGCAAGGTAGCGAGCCATTTCATCTTCATCCATGTTATCCTCGCCGTACATGGAACCACCCATTTCAGACATGGCATCCATATATTCATCGTGCGTTTCTCCTGGCATCCACATGCCGTCCATTTCGTGAACACCATCGAGGTCCATCTCTTGCGCGACCTCCATCGCATCCTCCTTGGACGAGAACATGTGCTCTTCTTTCATCATAGCCATATTTTCCTCATCAATTTCTTCGAGTTTATCCTGCGCCCAATCGACGCCCTCGTCTCCGCCCCACGCTTTCCACATCATCCACCCACAGTCAGCGCGCCCCTCGTCCGAGTCCATCTCACTGTTTTGGCGATGGCGATTGAAGGCAGACATTTTTCCAACCTCTGCACGAGAGATGCCCTTCCCTTCTGCGAGTTGGCGAGCGCGCTTCCATCCAATGTCGGTCCCACACTCGTTCGGATTTTCAGTCTCTTCTTTTGCGTCGAGAGCCATCTGGGCATTCTCAGATGCTGCCTCTGGGTAATCTGAGTAACTTTTTGCAAGCGATGACTGTGTATCATCATCTGCATCAACGAAGCGCTCAGGTTGCCCCATACGTGAATCGTGTAACGTTGGCTTAGAATCGAGTGAGCGCTCGCTCGCCTCAGGTCTATCTATCTCCAAATCCTCAGACGAGCGAATGTATGCCTCGAATTTTTCAATTGTTGGCTCGCCTCGAACCGAGTCCATGAATCTATCGAGCAAGGATTTGACACCAGTATCGTGCGAGGGGGCGGCGTCTTGGGTCGGTGTGTCAGACGAGGTGATGGACATTTCTGCTTCCATCTCGCCCATACTGTACGGACGAATGTCTGTGTATCCTGCGGTGATGGTGTATCCAGTAGAGGTGAGTTTACCATCCTCTTCTGTCATAATTTCTACCATTACCACATCTCGCTCCTCATCATCATGGACAACCTTGCCCATCAGGTCAGGGTAGACCTGCCATTCGACAAGTTGGCCGTCCTTCCAATCTGTTGGGTCGACCGGCGCATTCTCCTCAGACTTTTTGGGATGCCCGTCTGGCAGGAGGTCGTTGTCCTGCTTATACGCATCATTTTCAGGATTCCCATTTCGAACAAGATAGAGGAATGCATTGACACGAGCATAGCTCCACTGCTGTTGTGTCATCCCTTCACGATGCGTGTCATTGTATGCACCCATCCCGCGCTCGTACACATCTTTGAGCATACTGTACGTGACTTTCTTCCCATCCTCGTCACCATGCTCTTCATTGTGTTCTTCGACCTTATTTTTCAGGCCTTCTTCAACTTCTGCGCTGACAAGCTCTTCAGACTCAGCATTCTCCTCAGCGTACTCATTGTCTGCTGGTTTCTTCCGAGGGTCGCCATCTTCAATTGCATCAGCGAACTCGTCCTGCTCTCGTGGGAAGTTGCCCCACGGCTCGACTTCGTCCATCTCTTTTTCAATGGTGTCGCCATCTGTTTCCCACTTTCCGTCACTATCCTGTGTCCACACTTCAATCGTGACAGTGTCGTCATCCACAGCTGTGGCGAAGCCGTGTTCTTCAGTCGTGTCAGAGGGATACCACTGAACCCAATCCTCTTCTTCGACATCATACTGACCAACATTCGACCGACCAAGCTCAACACTCATGTCAGAGACATTCTTCGGCTTCTCGGCCGAGCGAACAGACTCTTCATAGTGTCCAATCGGTTTACCAGTAATTGGGTGATAGGAGCCATCGCGCTCTTTGTACATGCGCAAGGCGTAGAGTACTTCCTCACCTTCAGGCGACATGCTACGAGAGCCACGGAAGTTGGGCAAATCATCGCCCTCCTGATACGAGCCGGTGACCTTCCCAATCTCGGTCGAGTTGCGGGTATCCCAATTAACCCAATCGCCACGACTGTAGGAAGGGTCGGCCATCTCTTCTTCGTCGTATGAGGGGGAGTCTTCCATTGGGTCGCCCGACTCGCCATTCATATTGTAGGAGGGTTCCCAATGACCGCGAGCCACTTTTGTGATGACATTTTCTTTCGACTCTTTCCAGGTGTCGCCCTCCATGTCACCAACAGTGACCATGTCTCCACTCACGTCAGCAATCATCAGCATTACATTATTGACTGTTGAGTAGAATTTCATCCCTGACTCGATTGGGATGTCTCCTTCCCACTCACCTTCAGCAATTGCGTCTATGACTGACTCAATGGGCTCACGCCACGAACTGCCCTCAGGGTTTTTGACTCGAACAATGTCACCCTTTACCTCAGTTATTGTGAGTGGTTTGTCATTTAGTGTCGAGAAGAATGTCATCCCTTCTTTGATGAGCATATTTTCCTCGACCGAGCGGTTTTCCTCCGCTTCTTTCATCGACTGCCCGACATTCTCTTCATCTACGTCCCACATAGACAAATCATCGAGTTGTACGTCCACGACTTGCTCGACCGAGCGCCACATCCCGTCAGAGTCTTCCTCGTATTTGTCAACCTCGATAGACCCATCTTCTGGGAGTGAGATAGTGATTCCATGATTACCATCCCATCGAACATAGTCGCCAGCGCTAATCTCTTCTAACTCTGCCGATTCGAGCGAGTCTGTAAATGCAGAGAGTTCTGCTGCGCTCAGTTCATCGTGTGAGCCAATTTCAAGCGAGTTTGATGGGGATGCGCCTGTTGGCACAATGGAAAGATTATCAAACTCAATATCTTCGACAACCTTCGCCCCATCATCATTTTCTTCGAGCGAGTCTACGTCTGCATGGAAGCCGCGAATACTCACTTCCAGCAGGCCGTTCTTCACTTTTTGTCCAAGCTCCTCGTCGTAGAGTTCGGCCTCATAGATGACACCAGAGCCATCCTTGTAGCCAGCTTTTGTCACTCGTCCGACAACTCCATCAGCAGAGTTTTCATGGTCTACGACAAGATTTGTCCCTTTGAGCGAAGCTGCCGCCTCCTTCAACTCATCGGCTGGCCAGAGCTTCTTGACTCCAGATTGGCCGACCGTGACATCATCTGCGCCAAGTGCTACACCATGTACAGTAAATGGCGGGCCATCCGACAGTTCTGAGAGATAGACACCACCGTGAGGTGATGTTTCAAACTCGACGACAGTTATTGCGCTCATAGTATTAGTTATACGTGTACGAAACGAATCGGGTGCTGCTGCTAGTCAGAAACGTGCAGCCTGCCCCGAGTTCAATCATCTATTAAATACGTTATGCTTCGCCCCTATTTAAAAGGGTGGATACTATTGACCGAAAGATTTATATACTTGGACAACATAGCGGTTAGTACAAGGATTGGAAGAAGTGTAGAGGATTGTGATTTTTGGTTCTCTTCTCTTTCCCGAGGATTATATTATATATGTAGTAGTACTCTACCACAAGTACTGTTTTCACTTACACTAGTGGTGGTGATTGAAGCAGTGTCGTGTGGTGAGTTGTAGACTACTGTTGTGTAAGTGTTGGTTCTGCTATTGTGTAAGTGTTGGTTCTGCTATTGGAAGATAATTGTC